TCCCCCGGTCGGGGCCGTTCTGCTCCTTGATCAGATACTTGCCCAGGGCCTTCAGCCCCTCCTCGTTGGGCTGCAGCCGATCGCAGTTGGCGTACCCGTGCCGCCACCAGCTCTCCATCTCCTCCCGGCTGATGCCTCCGCTCATCACCAGGTGGATGTGCCGCCGCCTGCTCTCTCCCTCCTCCAGCGCATAGATGTATTTCAGCTCCGGCAGGCCCCGCCGGATCCGCACCCGCTTCACCTGCCGGATGAAGCTCTGAAGCGCTCTTTTCTCTCCCGCCTCGTCCGGGGCCTGGGCAAAGGTGAGCGTCACATGCAAATCCCGTTCGGTGAAGTTCGTATTCAGCAGGCGGATCAGCCGACGGAGGCTGTTGCGCTCATTCTGCCGCCGGATCCGCTCCGGCGTGCTGCTCCCCCTTGCCGCTCTCGCCCGCCCCTGATCCTCCCGGCCCCAGATCGGGTACACCTCCACCTCCCGGATCTCTCCGCTCTGGATCGTCCGGGTGCGGTATTGCATTTCCCCCACACGCGCCCTGGTCTGCTGCTCACTCCAGTTTTCCAGCGCCGTGGGCGCCGCGTCAAACAGCAGCTCGTACTCCCAATCCATGCTCTATCCCTTCTCCCGCTCCAGAGGGGGAGACACCCGCCTCGCGGGTTTCTCCCCCCGCCGCGGGGGCGCCCCCCTCTTCCGTCCCGGCAGGGTGTCTATATTATTATTACTCCATACAAGCCCGATTTGCGGGCCTCTCACCCGCTCTGCTTTTAATATAGATAGAAGGCTTCCTTTTTGTCAGTCTAAGTGATATGATTTCCCCCGGAGGTGTTTGTGATGACTGTGCGTTATCTGGGTTATACCTTTACGAAAGTGACGGCCCGCCGGGGGGATGTGTCTGAGCCCGGTATCCTGCTGCAGCGTCGGGGCCGCCCTGATATGGTGGGCTTTGGCCTGCCTCTCCCCCGCTCCAGGGATGAGGCCGTTGACGTGGGCGAACATGCGTTCTGGTTCCCCGCCGGTGATTATGATGAGATCATCCCGGTGGATTAGTTGGCAATGCCTGGGGATTGCTCCCCAGGCCCTTTTTATTTGTTCTTTTCCTTCTGCACTGTTTCCTTGATTTCCATCGCCCACTCCCGGCAGGTGCGCCCGTAGGCGTCCCACGCCTGGTGGGAGTCCTCGTACCCGATCCGCGCCACCAGCCCGGTGCCGTTCATGCTGCACACCCGCCGCTGGAAGTCAAAGTAGTCCAGCGCCGCCATCAGCGTGTTATACCTGCTCTGCAGCTTCGCAAGCTCTTTGTCTGTCATGCTCTTCCTCCCTCGCTGTCAGCAGCGCCTCCGCCAGCTCCGGCCCGCCGCCCATCGTCCGGCTGATCGCTGTCATGAAGATCCACACCAGCTGTGAATACTCCCGTTCCGCCTTTTGCACCCGCCTGTCCAGGATGTTGATGTGGTCGCCCTGGTTCGCCGTCAGCTCCTCCGCCGCTGCCAGTTTTGCCCGCGTTTCCGCCAGCTGCTCCTCCAGCTCCTCCCGCTTCCGCTCCAGGTCGGCGATGTCCGCCTCCTTCATGGCCATCCGCCCGTTCAGGGCGTGACACTTTTCCTGCCAGTAGGATCTCTCCGTTTCCGCCTCGTTCAGCTGGTCAATCAGCTCCCGCTTCCGCATTGTTTGCCGCCTCCTCGTTCCATTCCTCCACGGCCCGCACTCTCTGCCCTCTGGCGTTCTGCCACTCCGCGCCGATGGGTTCCCATCTCAGCACGTCCTCCTGCCTCCGGCGGCACATTGCCCGCCGGATCACCCGGTACAGGCCCGGCTTTGGTGGCAGGCGCTCCTCACATTTCACCCACGTTCCCACCATCGTCCTCCTTGCTTCGCTCCAGTACCCGCTGCACCACGCTTTCGGTTATATGCTCCATGTACATCCGGATCTTGTACTCGTTCGCGTCCACTTCCATGAGGGTGTCGGCGATCAGCTTGATGCCCAGCGCGGCCAGCACCGATGTGTCGCCGCTCATGATGCTGCCCAGGTTGGTTTCACTCGCCAGCATGATGGCCGCCCCGCAATCCGCCCTGGTGTATCTGCTGCCGATGATCTCTGCCAGCTGCCGCATTTGCTCCTGTATCTCGTCCCCGCTCGGTTCTGCCTGCATCTCCTCGCGGATGGCCGGGCAGCCCTCCACCGTCTTCTGGGCGATGCGCAGGCCATCTATAAATTCCTTTGGCCACAGCTTCTCCGATGCTTCCCGCGCCTTCGTCTCCAGCGCCCGCACCGCCTGGTCAACGTCAATTAGCTTCATCCTGTGTTCTCCTTTTGTAGCGCAGCTCGTCGATCAGCTCCTCAAATTGCTTTTTGAGCAGCTGGTATTCTGCCCATCTTTCCTCGATAATCGGGAACATGCCTTCGGATAATGCTATGCAAACTGCATTTGTTACGCTCGGGCCTTTAATGTTCATGTGCTTCGCGTTTTCGCTCAGTGTCCTGAATGCCTCTCCCAGCACATATGTAACTTTCAGGAACTCAATCCTGGTCAGTTCTTTGTCCATCGTCTCCTCCGTTCAGCGCGTCCCACAGCTCCAGCGCCCGCTTTGCTCTTGGGTTGATGCTCTCCCTGGGCACCAGCTGCGCGTCGCCGATGATCTGCCGCACGCCGTCCAGGTCGTAGTCCCGCTCCCAGGTCATGCCCTCCTGCCGCCGCCGCGCTTCCAGTCGGTACACGGGGATGCCGGTCACTTTTGACATTAACTGAAAGCTGTATCTGCTCATTGTTTCTCCCTCACATATCTTTTGCCCGGGTAGTCCCGGATCATCAGCACCTCGCGGTTGCCCTGCCAGTCCATCGCTGTCAGGACCTTGCTCTTGCCGCTTGGCGTCACATGATACTCGCCCCGGCAGCACTGGCCGCGCCGGTCTGAGCCGATTACCGTCACCTTTGTCCCCGGCGGCAGCTGCTTTACCTCTTTGGCTGTCATCACCTGCTCGCCTGGCCTGATCCACTCCATCAGGAACGCCATGCCGCCGCCTCCCTCTCCTCATCTGTGGGACAGTTGGACCAATAGCGCATCTGATCGCCCCTCTCCGGGTTTCCGAACATATCCGCGTCAATGTCTGTGATGCAACTGTTGTCCATGAGCTGGTCGCCGCGCTTCACCACCGGCGCGATGGTGATTTCGATGCCCTTATCCTCCGGCGTTTTCATTTCGATCTTCTCCCTGTCGATCCGAACCTCTTCCCAGACGACTGCCCCTTCCGGCAGGGCCTTGAGATCTTCCAGCGTCAGCAGGCGGCATTCCGCCGCGTACTGCGCTGCCACCTCCATGGCCTCCTGGAGGCCGTCGCAGTAGTCGATGGCGCTCTGGCGCTCCGCATCGCTCATGCCGGGTGCGGGTGCGCTGCCCAGGTAAATGTCATTCAGATGCAAGATCAGCTTGTCCGCGTTAATCAATCGCATTTGCTGTCCTCCTTCACCGGATAGCTGTTTTTCTTCCGGCAAACATGCTTTCTGTCGGCCTCGTAGCCTTCTCCGCACTTTTCGCACAGGCAGAAGGTTGCCTGCACCCCTGCATTCTGCGGGAGCCAGAGGCGGTTATCGCGTTTCGGCATCTTCTTCTCGCCTTTCAAATTTCCTGCACCACTCATGCGCCGGGCATTCCAGGCACTCCTCGTAGGTCATATAGCACTCGTCGCTGCACGCAAAGCCGTCCAGCTTCACCATGGCTACCCGGTCTTCGTCGTTGCACCAGTCCATAAAATCGCGTCCGTGCCAGTACGTGTCCAGCTGCGGCCGACGGTGCGCCCGCAGTTCCGTGAAGCTGTACCAGTCGAACGTGCCGTCGTCGTGGTGCAGGGCCTTCTGAATCGCGCCGCCCCTGGTCTCCGCGAACACGATGTAGTTAATCCCCGTGTCGCAGTTCTGGTCAGTGACGTTCCACGCCTTCAATTGCGCTCGCCTCCGTCATCGCTCGATCCTCTCAAACTCGATCACCCACACCCACGGATCGTCAAACCATTCTTTGCCTTCCGGCGCTAGGCTCGTCCACAGCGCCGCGAACTCTTTGCGCGGATCCTCGTCTTCCGCGCAAGTCACGCCCTCAAGCCTGGCCTCATACTCGGCAATCTCCTGCAGGCGCTGCATCCTCACACTCTTAACCTCCAGGAAGATCCGGGCCGCCGACCTGGGCATGTGGATGGCTGGCCGCCAGCGTCCGTGCAGCTCCGTCATGGCCTTCCGGTCGTCGGCGTCCGCCTTATACCAGTAGCGGACGGATGGCAGATAGCGCGTATCCTCGCCTGGTTTCATTTCCTCGAACCAGTTTTCGCTCGGAGCGCATTCCCGGTATTCGCTCTCCACAAAGCCGTAGTTCCATGTTTCCCGCACCCAGAGGATGTCTCCCGCCAGGCACGGGCTTTTCCACCGCCGGGCCTTTTCTTCCGGACTGATGCCGTCCGGGAGCCTGTAATCCTCGCCCCAGCTTGATACCGCGTTGGGGCCCGGATAGCCCCATGTATTGACGTTTCCAGAGGATCCGGCGAAGCAGTAGCAAAGGCGGGAGAGCGGCTGCGGAGTGATCAGCCGCCTGGTCTGTGTTTTGTCCCCGCGGAGGATGGCCTGCACCATCGCGGTGCTGAACAGGATCGGCTTCTCAGCCATGCGCTTTATCCTCCTTCGGCGGTTCGGGACATGGCATCCAATGGGTAATATGTGTATAGTCGGCAAGGTCAGGAGTTTTGGTTTCTTTAACCTCGTTGTGCAGAAGGTTGAAAACGAATTGAGTATCGGGAAAATATTCTTTGCTTCCGTCAGGACCTGTAAATGTGCAATAGCCTTTGCAAATCTCGATTTGCCCCTCCGTGTCGTAAATCAGGTTTCCGGCAAATCCGCCCTCTGGCAGTCTGTCTTCCACACTGATCCACCCGCCGGCGGTTTTCTGCTCCGTCGCCTCCCGGAGGATCGCCGCCAGCTCCTGCCGGCTGAGGAGCTGGTCCGGCGAACCGAGGCGCTCCATGTTATCCACCAGCCACTTCAGGTCGGCCAAGGCGGTAGTCTCATTGATTAGCATTCTTTCGTCTCTCCTCCCGGAAGGCGGTCTCTGCCTCGTTCAGGCGGAGCTTCCGCCGGGTCGCAATGTTCCTGGCGTGCTTCTGGGCAATGTTTTTGCCGTGGAAGTCATAGTCCTCCACGAACGGGATGCCGCAGCGCAGCAGGTTATCCTCGGCGTGGACGATGGCCATCTGGCGCTCTACGGTATCATCCCAGCTGTCCGCGCCCTCGGTGTACGGGCTTGTGTCCGCCTCGATCCATGCCACGCCCCAGGAGCCGGAAGCGGAGAGGCCGTCCTCGCCTTCGGCCACCCAGGCCGTCACCGTGAGCAGGTTCCAGTCGCCGTAAATCGTGGCGCAGTAAGCGTTGTAGTCCTTGTGCGTGTGGTATCCGTCCTCGTCCGGATGTTTCCATATCCAGCAGTTGCTCTCCATCAGCCAGAGCCACTCAGGCTCTTTTATCTGTTTCGGCATCTCGTATCCCCTCTCTCCCGGGTGGCGGATCCCTGTACGCCTTAACCCGGGCTGCATATTTATGTTTTGTTACATGGGCCTTTCAGATTCAGCGCCAGCCTCTTTCAGCAGATCCTTTCTCAGCTGCTCCACGAGGAGGCAAACCTCCTCCGGGGTGTAATCAGCGTGCCGCAGGCTCCTGGCGAGCAGCACCTGTGCCATCCTGATCATATCGTGGACGCTGCCGTTCTTTGCGATCGCAGAGCCGCCGTTTTTGATGTCGAGGATTGCCACAGCAGTGTTCCCGGTGGTTTCGTTGTACTCTTTGATCAGGCCTGCAATCTTGTGAATCAGAAGCAGATTGTCTTCTTTCATGTTCCCTCCGTCAGATCGTTGTCTCCGTCTCCGTCCCCAGCATCGCCAATCCCGCCATCAGCTCCGCCGCCAGCAGCGGGATTTGCTCCGTGGTGTACTCAGTCTTCTGCTGGGAGATGTATACCATCCCATTCTGGGAGAGGTTCATGGTGATCAGCTTCCCCTCGGCCCGCGTGGTTTTCATTCGCACAACGGTTGCCGGCTTCGGCGGCTCCGGCTTCTGTTCCAGCCGGGTGTACTTGGATGTGTCCAGGGGATTCTGCTGCGTCTCTGGCTCCGGCTCCTCTTGGGCGATGGTCACCGGCAGCGGATCCTCGGCGGGCCTGCCGGGCTTTTCCTCCATCAGGGCCTTGATGGCCTCCTCCTGCATGGCCTTTTCGGCCTCGGCCTGCAGCATGGCCTTGTGGCGCTCCCGCGCTTCCTCGGCGGCGTCCGCCATGGCCTCCTCCAGATCGTGCTCGTCCTGGTGCGCTTCCCGCTCCACCTCGGCGCGGTACTTTTTCACCCAGCCGGAGATGAGTCCCTGAGTGAATCCACTGTCCCTGGCCGCCGTATTTTGGCTTTTCCCGTCCACCACAACCTGGCGCACAATTCTTTTCTTTGTTTCCTCGCTGATGGTGCTCTTGTTCAACTCTCCTCACCCGTCTTTCCCTTCGCGGCCTGCCGCCGCTTCCAGAGGCGCACAGCCTTGCAGGCGTCCGTCTCTGAGTTGTAGCCGTACTTTTCCGCTATCTGCTTCCAGGTCATGCCCTCAAGCCGGTCAGCCATCATCGTCCTCACCTTCAGATCATGGTCTTGATCCACCATCGCCACCCTGTACCCAAAGCGGTGCAGGGCCTGCTGCATGCCGGCGTATTTGCTATAGCCCACGGATCGGGCAGCCGCCTCCCGATCCTCGCCGGCGTTGATCAGCTCCTGCGCCCTGGCCGCCCTGGCGCCGTCCGGATCAATTCCCCGCCGGCGCATCGTTTGGAACAATTCCTGCGGATTGGTGAAGCGCATCTCCTGCCCCATCAGCTTCAGGCTCCGGCCCTCCCGGATCCACGCCGCGGCCTGCCGCAGCTCGTCGTCCGTCCACCGTGGGGGCTTGGGCTTTTTGTGGCTTTTCTTTACGGCGGCCTGGGCCATCCGCTCCTCGCGCTTCCGCTTGGTCTCCTCGTCCCTGGCCTTCTTGGCTGCCAGGCGCTTTTCCTGCGCTTCCAGCTCCCGGCGTGCCTTCTCGGCCTGCTCTTTCGCCCGGAGCGCCTTCTGTCGCTCCGCTTCCGCGGCCTCCTCGGCCTCTCTCTGGCGCGCCCGCTCCATATAGGTCGTGGCCCCCACGTTCCGGGCGGCCATCAGCCGCCGGTCCGTGTGGGTGGTCAGCGGCTCCCCTGCCCTAGGCAGGATGTCCGCACGCCAGCCAGCAACGCTCTCGTCGCTGGGCATTTTGTCCTCCAAGTCCTTCCCCTCCTTTTACTCCCCTCATATCCCCCAGCACGGTGGGGGAGGCGATGATCGGTCGCCGGAGGGGGTTGATGTGTAGCAGATGCCGCCGTGCCGGCTGGAGAGCGCCGGAGGTGCCGCCCCTCCGCAAGGGTCTGCCGCGCTCACGTGGTGCGGCATGTGCCGCACCAGCCCCGGGTGCTTGTGACTATCATTTCCGCATCCCCGGGTGTGTTTTTCTTCCGGTCTTTCCCGGATGCCAGTCAACTCTTCCTTCCGTCCCTTCCGGGGCGGGCCGATTGATCCGCCGGGTATACCGGCTGCCGTACATGGTGCCGATCCATGTGCCCGTCTGTCCGGGCTGCCTGCAATTGGTGGGATTGCCCGCCGGAGTGTCCGGGCCGTCTGGCCGCGCGCCCTTTAGCGACGCGCAGGAACTGCCGCCCGTTATCCCCAGCGGGGTTGCCGTTCCGCCTTGGCCTTCGGCGGTTGGCTGCGCCTGTCCGGAGTTGCACCGGACGCGCTGCAGCGCGCTCGACTGGCGGCAGGCGCACATCGTCACTGTTTGCCCGCCCTCAGCTCCTCCGCCCGCTGACGGATCCTCGCCCAGGTCTCCGGCTCCCTGGCCTTGATGTCCGCCAGCAGGTTGTACAGGTTGCGGATGGTGTTCTCGCTCACCGTCCTGTTCAGCGTCTCTGTGGTGTCCATGCTGCCCTCCTCAGCTCGTCTGGATGGCCGCCCAGAGGATGCCTGCCACCAGCAGGATCCCGATCAGGATCAGCCACGGGGTGTCTGGATCCATTGTCCGGGTGTAGCGGTGGGCGGGCTGGTATACCCCGTTCCTCCACCGCTCCGGCGCGTTGGTGCACGGTGGGTATACCACCCACGGCCTGTACTCCGGCTTTCTCATGCTTTCCCGTCCTTTCTCATGCTTCGGTGAGTCCGCTGCCCTTCAGCTCCTCCAGCTTTACACCCAGAACGGCTGCTATTTTCTCCGCGTTCTCCCATGATGGCGTGCAGTCCCCGTTCTCGTATCTGGCTATTGTGACCCGATTCACGCCCACGAGGTCTGCAAGCTCCTGTTGTGTCAGCTTCCTTTCCTTCCTGATGGTCTGTATGCTGTTTGTCACTTCTTCCGCCTCCTCTCTTGGTGCATGTTTGCTACATTGCAATGATAGTCTAAATGCAACATTTTTGCAATAGGTTTTTGTTGCTTTCTTGCTATTTATTTTTTGTTGCGTTTGTGTTACAATATGATTACAAGTGGAGGTGATCCCGTGGTCGAGATAGGTAAGAGGATACAGGAATGCCGCCGCGCACGCGGTCTCAGTCAGGATGAGTTGGCAGAGCTTGCGCTCCTGAACCGTGTTACCGTAGCCAAGTATGAATCAGGAAAAGTGGAGCCAGGTGTCAGGGCCATGCTTCGGATCGCTGCTGCGCTGGAGATGTCGGTGGGGGAATTGCTGAATAGTGAGGAGCTTCCCGCTTCTGCTCCTTCTGATTCACAAGATGAAGAGCGTACCCTGTTGGCTACATTTCGTCATCTGAACAGCATCGGCAGGAAAAAGGTGCGAGACTATGTGGCGGACTTGGCCGGAAATCCGGCTTACCTGGAAGACGAAAAAGAAAAGGCCATCTGACACTGCTGCAATGAAAAAGGGCTGATTTTCGTGTCAATCGGAGATAGATTAAAAGCGGCCCGCCTGCGCGCAAATCTCACGCAGGCAGAGCTTGCCGCTAAAATCGGCTTGACCAAAGGTTCTATTGGAAACTATGAGCAGGGTATTTCTTTCCCGAATGTTACCGTCCTTTCCCAGCTGCTGGACGCGCTCCAGATTGATGCCAATTATGTGTATCAGGATTATGTGTGCAGCGCTTCCGCCGTCTCCGCTGTGCCGGAGGATGAGCGGTTGCTGCTGGATGCCTTCCGGAAGCTGAATCCACCGGCCCGGGAGAGGGCGCTGCTGCTGGTGCAGGATATGGCCGGGAATCCGGCTTGCGTTGAAGAAGCAAACGAAAAGGCCATCTGACGCTTGTGTCAGATGGCCGGGGAGGTGCGCTGTGAAAAAGGATAGTCTTAAGACTTTTGTGACTTGGTTATGCGCTGCCGCTGTCTTGTTTGGTGTCTATGTGGCGCTTGTTCGGATCTTCCCCGAAAAGCCCAAAGCGCCGGAGATCAATCCAGACACCAAAATTGTGCAAAAGCTGAAAAGGGCAGAAAAAAAGCTGACTTCATTCTCCCAGCCTTTGTTGAATGAAAAGCGCTATCAGAAAATTGTAACCTCCGTTGAAATGGCCCTGGATGATTACAAAAAGAAAGTTTCCCCCGATGAAATGGAAGGCTGGTTTTATGTCATGCTGGAAAATCTTGAAGAGCTCCGGGCCGATGAAGAAAGCGCGGAAGGGGATGTATCCTCCGCCCTGGATGAGGTGCAGGACGCTCTGCTGCTGCTCGAATAAGTAGGTGAAACCATGCCAGGAAAGAGAACCCCGCACGAAAACAAAAACGCCGTGATCTATGCCAGGTACTCATCCCACTCCCAGCGTGACGCCTCCATCGAGCAGCAGGTGGCCGCCTGCCGCCGGTTTGCCCAGGAGAGCGGGCTGCAGGTGGTGGAGATCTACGCGGATCACGCGATGACTGGCACCAACGACAACCGGCCCGAGTTCCAGCGGATGCTCCGGGAGAGCGCCGCCGGCGGTTTCGCCTATGTGATTGTTTATACCCTGGACCGTTTCAGCCGCGACCGCTACGACAGCGCCGTGCACAAGCACACCCTTAAATCCCACGGCGTGCGCGTGCTCTCCGCCATGGAGCAGCTGCGGGACGATCCCACCGGCGTGCTGATGGAGTCGGTGCTGGAGGGGCTGGCGGAGTATTACAGCAAGGAGCTGGCGCAGAAGATCCGGAGGGGCATGATGAGCAACGCGGAGAAGTGTATGGTGCTCTCCAATCTCCCCCTTGGCTATCGCAAGGGGGCGGACGGGCGCTTCGAGGTGGACGAGGCCGAGGCCGCCATCGTCCGGGAGATTTTCACCCGCGTGGCTGCCGGTGATGTGTTCGCGGATATTTTCCGCAGCCTCAACGAGCGCGGGATCCGCACGAAACGCGGCGCCGCCTGGAACCGCTCCAGCCTGTGCTCCCTGCTGCACAATGAGAAGTACATCGGCGTATATGAGTACGGCGACTACCGCAACGAGCAGGGGATCCCGCCCATCATTGATCGGGCGCTTTTCTCCCGCGTCCAGGAAGTGTGCCGGGAAAAGCCGAACGCAAGGGGGAATCCGATGAAGCGCCGGAGGGAGGGCGGCACCTATCTCCTCACCGGCAAATTGTACTGCGGAGAGTGCAAGGGGCCCATGATCGGCGTATCCGGCACAGGCCGAAACGGGGAACCACATTATTATTATGTTTGCAAAAACCGCCGGGAGAAAAAGGCCTGCCACAAGCGCCACGTCTCGCGGGACTTTGCCGAGGATCTGGTGGCTGCCGAGCTGTACCGGTTTATTGCCCAGCCGGATGTGCGCGCCTGGTTTGCGGATCAGGCCATCCAGTATCAGCAGCAGCACCGGGATACCGAGGAGACGGACCTGCTCCGGCAGCGCCTGGAGCAAATCCGCAGAGAGAAGGAAAACACGCTGAGGGCGATCCGCGCCGGAATCACCCACGCCTCCGTCCAGGCCATGCTGGAGGATCTGAGCGCCCAGGAGGACGCCGCCGCCGCCAAACTGGCCATTGCTGAGGAGCGCTCCCGCACCGAGTTCACCCGGGAGGATTTCCTTGCCCTGTTTGATGTGTTCCTCTCCCCCGACTTCACCTCCGGCGACCTCACTTCACCCGGCTTCACCTCAGGTGTCCCCCTCTCCAAGCGCTTCCAGGAGCTTCTCTTTGATGCCTTCCTCGTGCGCGCCTACCTCTATGACGACCACCTCAAGCTCGTTTTCACCTACAATCCCGACGGCGTTGACATCCCCTTCAGCATCGACACCGCCGAGGCCGAGGCCTCCGCCTCCCTCGATCTTCCCGACCTCCCCGCCGGTTCGTATAAAGTCGGCTATGCTCCACTAACTCCCCCTTATACGAACCGCTCCACGGTCTACTTCCTCCGCGGGCTGTTCGTACAGGTGACAAGGCTTGCCGGGCTGTAATGCCCGGCCCTTTTTTGCCCTCCGAAAAAATTTTATATAAATTCAATTTTCCTATTGACTTTATATAAACTCATGCTATAATATACTCAGGAGCTGGGAAACAGCTCCGAGAATAAGGAGGGCATCACGATGAAGGGAATCATGAAGCGCGCTTGGGAAATCGCCAGGGAAGGCCAGAAGGCTTTCGGCGGCAAGATCAGCTCCTACATTGCGATCGCTCTCCGCATGGCTTGGGCCGAGAGCCGCAAGCCCAGGGACATCAGGGACAGGATCGATGAGCTGACTGCCATGGGCTTCAACCGCTGGACCAAGGGCAATATGGACCGGATGTACATCAACGCCCGCGAGCTTGGGCTGGTCTGCACCTACTACAAGACCGGCAACATCTCCAGCGCTGAGTTTGGCGGATACCATATCAGCAACAGCGAGGGCTACCGCATGAAGGCCGCCAAGACCTACATCGACCTGAACCGCAGGTGCCTGGTCAGCGATCGCGCTGACCTGGCTGCCGCGGCTGCCGCCCTGATCGGCGTGGAGTGCCCCAATGGCGAGAAGATCATCATGCTGTGATCGCGCACGACAAAAAAAGGAGGCCAAACCATGTACCGCAATTATCACATCACCGCTGACAGCTTCGGCTCCGACATTCCGCAGAACTGGGAAGAGATAGCCGATTACCTGAACGACCTGATTGATTCCGCTCTCGAGTCCACAGATGGCGCGTTCGATCCTGCCCACGATGATACCGGCCTTTCGGCTGAAGGGCACGACATTATCGATGACATCTGGGAGCGCTATTGCGCGGGAGAAATAGAGGGAGCGCCCGCCCCGATGTAACGCTGGCCGCCGCCCCCTGCTCAGGGGCGGCCCCACGACATTTCAAACCATCGACCGCCGCACACCGGCAGAAAGGGAAAAACCATGAAGAAAATCATCAATGGCAAGCTCTACGACACAGAAACCGCAAAGCTCATCGCGTCTCGTTCCTCTGGTGGCTCCGGCAGTTTCTCGGACTGGTCGGAGTGCCTGTATAAAAAGCGCACCGGGGAATATTTCCTTCACGGTGAAGGCGGGCCAATGACCAAGTATTCCCGCCAGTGCGGGGATAACAGTTGGGGATGGGGTGAAAGGATAACCCCCTTGTCCTACGATGAGGCCGTCGAGTTTGCCGAGAAGGCGATGACGGCGGATGAGTATATGGCAGAGTTCGGCCCCGTTTCCGAGAACGAAGAGCGGGTGACGCTCTCCGTCAGCTTGGATGCGGCTGTGGCGGATCGTATCCGCAAGGCCGCTGCCGCCGCGGGGATCTCCGTGTCTGAGTGCATCGCGTCCAAGTTCTAAGTTTTGCAAAAAACTTGCATACTTCTTGCATAAAACTTGCGTAAATCTTGCAATCGACATTAAAAATCCGGGGGATTTTCATCAATCCCCCGGCCATTTTTTTATTCCGCTGTTTCCCCGCCCCCGTCAGGCGGGTTCTTTTCCTCCGGCTCCGCCTCCAGCAGCTCCCGCTCATCGTCCTGGCCCACCGCTGCCGCGTCGATTAGGCCCTCCCCGATGATGTAGGCGATCACTGCGGCCCCGGCCATGATCAGGGCGGTCACCTGGGTGGCGGCCTCTTTGCTTCCATTAAAGGCAATGATCAGCATGGTCACGAACTGGGCAATGGCTGCCCAGAATTTGCGGCTTGTGAATTTCGCTTTCCAATCAATCATCATGCGGTTCTCCTTTCCTTAAGGTCCCGGATGTCGTGTTGGGCTTCCGTCATCGCGCCTTCCAGCTTGTAGGTTCGCTCCACAATCTGGTTGTGCGCTTCCACCCTGTTGCTGAGTGTTTTAATCTCAGTTTTGATCACATTGATCTCGCCCTGGATCTTTTCGTCCGAAATTTCGGACTTTTTGTCCAGGGTGGCGATGGTTTGCTTGTTCGCCGCAAGGACGGTGATCACCGTGCCCAGCAGCGTCAGCACGCCGGAGACGAGTGCCACGATCACTGCATCGCTCATGCTCTCACCTCCTCACGCTTCCCCAGTTCCCTGACGATTTCTTTCTCCCTCTCACTCAGTGGCCAGGGGTGAGCCGCTGCGCGCTCTGCCGCTGCGCGCTCTGCCGCTGCGCGCTCTGCCGCTGCGCGCTCTGCCGCTGCGCGCTCTGATATGAGATAGCCGCCCCCGAAAAGGTCTTTCCCATCCTCGCGCTGGCAGTCCAGGCTGCCGATGTATCGGCACTCGTCGTCCTGGATCCTGAAGTCTATGCCGTACTTGCTGTAGCGGTTCACCATCGTGCACAGCACCACCTCGTTGGGGTATGCGTACTTCTGCTTCTGCTTTTTTTGTGCCCGCAGGTGCCGCTCCATTGCCGCCTTGACTCGCCTGTACAGCTCCGGCGCGCTCCGGATCCGGTACGGGTCCAGGCTCGTGATGAAATTTGTTTTCACGTTTGCCCCGTTCTCGTATGTGATGTCCGCTTCTGTGCAGATGTAGCAGCATCGGCACCTGTTCGCCGTGAAGGTGGTCAACGCCGGCGCAAAGAGGAAAAAGGGGATTTTGCGCTCATCATACCACTGGATCACCTTTCCCAGGATGGAAAACGGGGGATTGTCCACCACGCAGCAGCCCTCCGGGTATTCCTCCCGCTGATAGTCGCCTCCTGGCCAGAATGGCCGCAGCATCTTCTCCCGCGGCACTCCGTACTCCTCCCGCACCCACTCCGCCACCGCTTCGTAGATCGGCTCCGGCGTGTAGCAGTCGTCCGTGGTTTTCTTCGGCTTGAATTTCTCCACGAACGCTTTATACTCCGCGTTCTCCTGCCTGTCCATCAGCTGCAGCGCCTCATCCATGCCGATTTGCAAAACTTGCAAGCCTCTCACCTCCCCGTCTCCAGGCGTTCATACAGCGCCCGCGCCTTGTCAGCCAGCTCCCGCGCAAGCCCCAGCAGCTCCTGCCACTCCTCCGCCGGCGCTGCCTCCGCCTCCGCCGCCGTTGGCGTGGGGCTCACCGCCTCCGGTTCCTCCGGCTCCTCCGGCTCCTCCGGCAGCTCCGCCGCCAGCACTTCCTTGAGCCGCGCCTGGGTGAGCGGCCCGGCAACGCCGTCCACCGTCAGGCGGTGGGCGCGCTGGAAGCTTTTCACCTGGGCAATGGTGATTTCGTCATAGCTGCCCGTTGGTTCGCAGGGATAGCCCGCCTGGGTGAGCAACGCCTGGAGGCCGCTGACGCCCGCGCCGCTCATCCCCTTCCGGTATGTGGTCATTTTTACCACCTCCGCTGCCGCGATTTCCTCGGCGGAATACAACCCCACCGGAATCGCCCAGTGGGTGAAGCCCTTGATGCTCTTAATCGTCACGCCCGTCGAGCAGTCAATCACTACCCCGCCGCCGATGTGCATCCCGGTGTGGATCATTTTCTCGCCCTGCTGGACGAAAACGCAGCACACCAGATCAGGCAGGGTATTGATCTCCCCCTTGGCGGCCCAGCTGGACGCCGTGCGCCATTGGGTGGTAGCGCCCACGCTGCTGATGGAGATCCCCACCTGCTTCAGGAGCCAGTAGGTGAAGCCCCGGCAATCGTACATCCGGCGGCCCTCGAATTTGCACCCAAAGCAGGTAGTATCCTTGCCGCTGAGCACCTGGCAGGCGCTGCGGATGGTGGGGTGATCACTCCGCTGCCGCCTGCCTCTGGCCGTGGGCGTACACTCCTCACCCACGGCCCCGAAAACGTAGGGGGATCCCACCTCGCCATTTGCAAGGGCGATGATTTCCGCAGTCTTCCCGTTCATTCCTTACTCCTCCGGCAGATTGTGCGGTTCCCGTTGCAGATGCTCAGTTTTGTGAGCGGTTCGTTCTTAAAGTGTTAATCAGGAATGACTTTGTTCTGGAATTTCTTATAAGCATCAAGATACCATTCCTTCTTGTCCCCGTTGTAGGTCAGTTCATAATACATTCCATCAAACAGGGTGGTGCTTATCAGATACTTCCAGTTTTGCAGGGCTTTACATTTCCAGACAATATAAACTTCAAAATCTGGCGCCGGATCTGACTTGTCCAAATGTTCCGCAATATAGTTTAGCACCAGCTGAATAGCTCTTTCATCCATGTGCTTCTCCTTTCTGTCAAGTAATTTAAAGTGTCCTTTTACTGTATATCAGCAATTTTGCTTCTTGCATTAAGAACCTCAAACATTTTCCCCCACACGGTGTTCGCAATCGCTTTATAGCCAAGTGTTGAAGGATGATAACCCTCCGCAGGGGTTTCCGCGCCATCACCGACATTTCTATACGTCAGGTTGTTGTATTCGCTTTCGTACATCTCCTGACATTCTTTCGCAAGGTCAATATAGGGGATTTGATAAAACGAATAAATTTCCCGTTCGGCTTCTTGAATCTGGCGGAGAATTGTCACCCTCGAAACCGGGGTCGGTTCAAAGTCAGGAGGAATAATGCCAATAATAGGCTTGTCCGGCATCATGCCCGCGCTGTGGATATACTCAATAACACCACGCAATGCACCGTAGAATGTTGTTGCCGTGTCTGTGATAGCATTTACGGGAGAAGTCATATCACCAAGCAACAGATTTCCATTGTTAATGTCTGTTGCATCATTGATTCCGCCGAAAATAACAACCGCATCCGCAGACGAATCAATGTTTGCACATCTATGCAGGAAACTCAATCTTGTGTTGCCGCTAATCGTGCTGTCAAGAGCTACCCGACTGCCGGAAACGGAATAATTATTATTCGTCCATCCAAGATATTTCGCGACGTAATAATGCCACGACTTTGTTTTTCCACTAAATGAGTCGCCAAGAATATCAAACGAAACCGTATTAGTTGAAATGATTTTGTCTTTCGATAACCCCGTTACAAATTGCACCCATTCGCCCCATACTCCTTCAGGAATGTCTGAAGACCATTCAAGAGCGCGATAATAAACATCTCCGTTATCAACAAATGCAATTTCACGGTCGCCATACTGTTTTGCCATTCCAGGTTTTTGAGTAATACGTTGCACAAGCATTGTATACCCATATATCGGAAGGTTGGGCATCATTACTTGTGTAAGCGTTGCAGAATATAAGGCGATGCTATTTGCAGGCTGGCTGTCTGGCGAATAATAATTCGTATAGTTATTGCTGTTAATTTGGTCGACATTTGTTGATTTGACAGCCGAAGTAAGGAGAGGAAGCAGCGTATCAATATCCTCTTCATTGATCGATATACGTTTTAATAACTCGGATTCTGAAACTATACGCAAATTTTCAGTGCTCGTTGGATGTGTTGTCGTATTATCTGTATTGATGACAACTCTGTATTTTGGCTGTGGCGCAGATATAACGGCAGAGGAGTTGCCGCTTTCATCCGGTGTGATCCCCGTGGTTGATGTTTTAAAAACGCCGTTAGAGTCATACCAGCGGACAATGGGAACGTTGAAATTCCGCCCCGCGAAAAACAAGCTTTCGCCGACAACGGCATCAAGCATTCCGGCTGTTCTGTATCTGCCGTTATCAACCACGTCCACGCCGGATGCGTTGATAGAACCTTTCTCCCATGCAGGGAATATGGTTATGTAGCCTTCTGCCGCCTGTGGTATTGCGCTCTTTAAGGACGAAACATCTTCGTCTGCGCCCACGGCCCAGTCCACCACGCTGTCCCCCGTCAGCAGCGCAAACTCCCTGCCCGTCCAGTCCTCGGTGTTCCCGCTGCCCTTGTACACATATGCCCGGATCACAGTGGTGCCGCTGTGCAGGTTTACATCCTTGTAGCCGTAGCCCTCGCCCTCCGTGTTATTGTAGCTCAGGCTGCCGTTGGTGATGTTGTCCGTGGTTTCGTGGCCGATCTCCTGGCTCGCGTCCACATATTCCCGCACATACACCCTGGCCCCCGGCATGCACAGGATCCGCAGCCGCTTCTTGCCGCTCACATCGATGTAGCCCGCCGTTCGGTAGCTCTCCGTGGAGGAGCTGGATGTGTTCCAGCCGTTTTCCGTGATGGTTCCCCGCTCCATGCTGCCCATCTCCAGCAGCGTGTGCGCCTCCTGGCTCAGGATCTTCAGATCCCAGGCCTCCCGGCTCAGGATGTCCGCACTGCTCATCACCCCCGCGTTCGCGTGGAACTGCGCCTTTTCCTCGTCCAGCAGGGTGGTGGGCTCGTCGTACCGGATGAAATGCCCCTCCTGGTCGTCCCTGGTCTGCTCGGCGTAGTGTCTTGCCGTCGCGGCTGCCGCTGTCGCCTGGGATGCCGCGTCCAGGATGCTCTGTCCGTTCTCCGCCGCATTCTTGATGTACTGATACCACTCCTGTATCGAGCCCTCAAAGCCCTGGGCCACCGCCTCGCCATAGGCAGTCACCGGTCCCAGATCATAGCGCTGCACCCAGCCGCCCGCCTTCTCGGAGGCCTTGTACACATGCTCAATGTACTGCTCCGCCGTGCCGGTGTAGCCCTCCCCCTTGGCCTGCTCGTACATACTCACAAGCGCCGCCAGCATCTCGTTGATCTGCATTTTTTTACCTCCCCAGTATGCGGATTTTTGTCCCGGCCCGGAAATTGTTCCGCGCCGCGCTGCTCATCTGGCCCGGATCAATCGTGATCCGGCTGATCTTCCCGGTCAGGGCGCAGCCCTTCTTGTCCTCGTTGTTGTATGTCCATGTGGGGCCGGATACGGATGCCCCGGAGGATCCCGCCCGCGGTGTGTTCCCCGCCGTCCGCAGCTCCACCAGGGCCGTAGCCGTTCCCGGATCCCGGCGCACGTCCATGATGGCGTGGGTGGTGTTCTGGGGGAAATACCCGTTGTTGCTGCCGTACAGGCCCTCCTGCCAGGTGAACGTCCTCTCCGCGTTGATGATCAGATCCACCCGCGCCTCGTAGCCGCTCCCCAGCAGGATAGAGGAATACCCGGTCACCTGTCCGCCCTGCTCCTGGGCGTATCCGTCCAGCAGGATCCGCACCTCGTCCAGGCTGAACGCCGCCCCGGCGCTGTCCCCCGTCACCGTCAGCGCCCAGCCGTCTGTCCGCGTTCCGCCGATGGTCTCCCACACGGCCCCCGGCAGGGTCTCTGTCCAGTCCCCGGTCACCGTGATCTCCTGCAGCACGCGCCAGGCCTCCGCCTTTTCCTGCAGCAGGCCCGCCGCCGCCTCGGCGATGGTTTCCGCGCTCACCTCCGGCGCATAGAGGATGGTCTCCTCGTCCTCGATCGTCACGCGGGCGATCTGTGTGCCCTCCGTCAGCAGCTGCTCAATCTGCACATCCTCATCTCCTATTGTGCTCTCGCTGATTACCTTCAGCGCCCGGATGGCCAGGGCCATCTGCCTTGGCGACAGCAGCGCCGTGCCTCCCGTTTTCTCGCGTATCGCCTCCGCTATCTGCACCAGCGTGTCCTCGTTGATCTGCAGCACCCTCTCACCCCCTTAGAAAGACTGTTCTTCCGCAAAGTCAATATTTGTGATGGACTCCGCGTTGTAGATGTAGAGGTGCCCGTTTTCCAGCACAAAGGTGTAGGTGCCCCAGCCGATCACGTCCAGCATCAGATGGCCCGCGCCGTTGATGTCCATCCTGTACATGGATCCGCTCTCCAGGGTGGCGCTGCCCGCCGCCGCCTCCGCCTGCTTTGCCCAGTATTCAGCGTTCTGGGCGTTGGTGATCACGTTGTTCACCCAGGCCGCGCTGGCCTCCGGCGCCTCCTCCTCGTCCGCCACCGGCACTGACTTGTGGATGATGGTCTCCACCACCCGGCTCTCCCTCAGCGTGGCCAGCTGCTTTCCGTCCTCGCCGTCCTCAAAGGTGCAGCACCGGAATTGCACCAGGCCCCGGCCCGGCCTTGTCAGCTCGCCGTAGCGCACCAGCCAGGTAAGCACCCCGGCCTCGTCCATCTCCGTCGCGGGGATGTACAGCTCCTCCCGCTGCGGAAAGCCGTCCGCGTCCGGCTGGAAGCAGATGGCCGCAATCACGCACCCCGGCCACTTCTCCGTCCACTCGGAGAAATCAATTTGCACCTGCCGGCTTTTCTCCTCGCCCACCCGGCCCAGGGTCAGCCTGGTGAGCTTCCCGATCCGCTCCATGCCTCCACCTCCTTTATCTCGTCGTTCTCCTGTACAGGCTCTCCGTCATCTGCTGGTAGGGGTTGCGGTAGTATTGCTCCATCAGCTGCAGCAGGGCCGCGTTGTCCGGCGCGGCCGGCTGTGCGGCTGCCGCAGGCTGCTGGGTGTTCAGGGCCCCGCTCAGATCCAGGGCGCCCGCCGCCGTCTGGGTGGTCTGCGCCCCGCCGCCGCCGGTGTACCCGCCGCCCGTGGGCACGAATCGCGCCGCGTCCTCCGCGCTGATGCCCGCGGCCCTCAGCGTGTCCGCGCTGGGCATGTAGCCCTTGCTCAGCATGGTGTTGGCCAGCTTGCTGGCGTAGCTCCGCTCGTCGCTGAGCATGTCATATGTAAAGTTCCGATCTTTCAGCCACCTGGTATAGGCCGTGTTGTCCGCCTGGGTGGCCCTGTCCTCCGCGTCCTGCCATGCGTTGTAGGCGAATTTCCGGTCGCTGTTCCAGCGGTCATAGCTCAGCTTGTCATACTTCTGCTGGTCCGCCGTGGTGTCCCGCCACATGTTGTACTCGTTCTGATACTGCTGGTTCAGCGCGTTCCAGGCGTACTGCCTGTCCGCGTTATACTGGCTCGCCTGCAGCTGTGCGTTCTGCGCCGCCGCCTGCCAGGCCTGCACCGCCGTCTGAAATGCCAGGTTCCTGTCGTCGCTGTAGTGCTGGTAGGCCCTGTCGTACAGCTCCGGGATCTTGTCATTGAGCTGCGTCAGCCACTGCTGATAGGCCTGGTTGCCCGCCGTGCTGGCGTAGCTGCTGCCATAGCCCCCGGTCAGCGCCGACGCCTGCCCCAGGGTGTCCATCATGGCCTGCCGCCCGTTCTGCATGTACTGGTCGCGGTAGTTCTGGTACAGCATGTCGCTGTTCAGGTTGTAGTCGAAATCCTTATAGCTGAAACCAAATCCCGGGATGCTGAAGGTCTGCCCCTGCATATCGTTGTAGGCCTGCTGCAGGCTCGCCAGGTATGGCGATGCCTCGAAGGCCGTGGGCGCGCTGGCCGTGGGCGCGTTGCCGCTGATCTGGTTGTACAGGCTCTGCATCTGCCCCGCCAGTGCGCCGTCCACCGGGGATGTGTAGGGCGTCCCCGCCGCGCTCTGCAGCTGGGCCAGCCTCGCCGCGTAGTCGCTGGTCCCCGCCGGGGCCGCGCTGGCCGCCGCGCCTGTGGCGGTTCCGCCGCCGCCTCCGCCGCTGCCGCCTCCGCTGCCGCCGCTCTTTTTCTGGGCCTGCATCGCGCTCACCTGGGATCCGATGGGCCCCTTGGTCAGCCCCGCAATGGCGCCCACCGCGGCCCCTGTGGCCGCCGCGTTCAGCCCTGCCGCCGGCGCCTTCACCGCGCTGGCCGGTACAGTCACCAGGCCCTTGCCACCCTGTACCGCGTGGATGTCTCTCGAGTCCATTTACTCACCTCCCGCCGGTGTCCGCTCCTCCAGGGCCTCCACCCGCTCCTCCAGGTCCTCCAGCCCCGCTGCCATCTCCGCTATGGCCGTGTTCACGTTCCGCAGCTCGCGCTGTATGTCCTCCACCTGGGCCGCCGTCCGGTTCAGGCTGCCGGCCACGGCGCTGATGCCGCTGCCGCCCTCTGCCGCCCGCCGGTTGCTGTCCAGGTCCGTCAGCCGCTGCTCAATCTCCTCCATCTGGGCAAAGAGGTAGGCGTACACCTGCTGCCCCATCTCTGCCACGTTCCCGCTGAATCTTGGCGGCTGCGCCAGCATGCGCTCCCTCCTTACCTCGTCCGGTTCTGGTTGCCCTGCCTCCAGTAGTCGCTGCCGTACTCCATCACCCGGCCCACGCTGTACACGCGCACCGCGCCCACGCCCTTCAGCCTCAGCTGGCAATGGTCGCACCGCTGCGGGATCACCGGCATGTTGAAGGTTCCGGTTTCTTTCCCCCGCACCCGGCCCAGGCTCTCCCACTCACCGGAGGAATCATACTGGATCAGCAGCTCCATCCATGCGCCCTGCTCCATCCATACCCGGAGATTGATCCGCCCCAGGTACTTCTGCGGCTCCACCTCGTACCCGAACACGCCGAAGGTGGCGTCCCAGGCCACCGGGCCTTCCTGCTCGCCCTCCGTGCCCAGCTCCGTCAGCAGGCGGGTGCTGCCGTCCGCCTCCTGTACCATCATGTACAGCTCCTCGCCCAGGGTGGCGAACTGGATCACGTGCAGCCCGTCCTCCCTGTGCCACAGGCCCCGGCTGCTGTCGTAGACGAACAGGTTCCAGGCCCCCGCCTTATCCTGCATGGAGATGTAGTACTTGCCGTTCAGGGTGCCCGCCGTGGCGTTGTAATAGCTCTCCGGCCCCAGCGCGTCCCCGATGGATACCGGCACCGTGCCGTCGTAGAGCATTACCCCGTTTTTGCTCTTGTAGATGGTCACCTCGTTCACCACCTGCGGGCTCCTCCAGCTGCCCTCCTGGATGCCCCGGCAGGCCGTGGTCACCACCTGATAATTGCTCGGCATGGTCCCCGTTACCCGGTGCAGGCAGTTTTCTTTATAAAACACGGGGCTGTTGTTCATCGTCGCGCACCCGGTGAAGGGGCCGTCGCTGCCCACGCTCACCGCGTAGCTGTCCGTGGAAACGCCCATGTACCTGTACCAGTTCTTGAAGTCGCCCAGGGCGCAGCAGTAGATTTCGTTCACCTGCTCGCCGTGAATATCCTTGCCATACCTGCACCCCCAGATTCTGTTCTGGGCCTCGCAGACGTAATCCAGCAGCGGGGCCTGCCGCTCCACCGTCACCTGCTCCGCCTTGTCCGGGGTGTAGGCCTGGTCCAGGGCGCCCGCCGCGATCACGATGCTGTCTGCGCTCACCTGGTAGATGATGTGGTCGCCGTTCAGGCTCTCGGCCTGCTCCTTCAGTCTGTCGTTGTCCGTCCCCTGCAGGCCCAGGCCGCTCAATGTCACGGTATCATACTCGCTGTAGCCCTCGCCGATGCCCGGGGCGAAGATCCCCGCGTACACCGTCGCCACCTGCACCCACATCCGGGTGTATTCGCTGTACTGCTTCAGCTCGTGCACGCTGCCGCTGGTATCCAGCCACAGATCCCCGTTATTCGGATTGCTCGGGGCCTGGCTGCTGATGGTGATCTCCCCGTCCTCGTACTTCCGCCCGTCCTGCCGGCACATGCACACCGTCACCCCGGAGGCGGGCACGCTCCGTGTGGTGTCCATGCTCCCGCTCTCCTGCAGGTCCAGGCTGTTAAAATATTTGTTGTCGGGGAAGATGCACACATACGCGCCCATGCCCACCAGCTGCTTCGGCTCCCTGGCGTCCAGCACGATGCCCGGCACCTGCTGCCCGCCGTAGTACACCCGGTCCCCGTCGATTACACACAGCTGCGCCTTGGCGATCATGCCCCGCGGGTTCTCGTATTCCCGCACCACGCCCCGGCGCTTCCTGGTGCTCATCATGGGGTACTGGTCGCTGGACAGGTTCTCCATGTCTGCAAACTCGCCGTCGTTGATCCTCGGCAGGGCGTTATATCCCAAAAAAGCCTGTGTGTACAGGCTCTGCGTGGCTGTCTGCGCCAGCTCCGGCAGTCTCATCCGCCCCGCCTCCCTACATGTGGAACTGCTTTGTCTTCTGAATCGGCATGTGTGTCCGGGTGTACCAGTCGCTGTACTGGTTCCACGCGCTGTTGAACATGGTCCGGTCGTTGGCGTACCTGTCCGTCTCCGCGTTCACCAGATCCATCTGGCTGCACAGCCACCACAGGTATACATCGGTATAGGGCTCCCGCACCAGCAGCTCCGTGCCCATATCGCTCTCCCCGTGGTAGTCCGGGTAGCTCACCTGGGCCGCCGGCGCCGCCTTCCGCTCGCCGATGGGCCGCGCCACCACCGGAAACGGCACGGCCTCCCGGTCCGCCGGGTGCTGCAGCTCCCTGGCCTCCTCCGGCGTCAGCTTTCCCGCGTCGCCTGCCACAGGGGGCCGCCCCGGCTCATGGCACAGGATCACCTCATCCATCACCATTCTGTCCAGGTCGCACAGCCACCGGATCTTCTCTCCCACCGGCACGCGGTTCGGGCGCAGGCGGTCCACCCGGTCAATTGCGTTCTGTATCGTCATGCGCCCGCCCCCTCTCAGATCCGGGTCACGCGCCCGTTCTCCGCCTCGATCTCCTCACGGTACTCCTCGGCCATCTCTTCCATCTGCTGCATGATCTTCAGGCGCTCATAGATGGGCAGGGGCACGCTCACCGTCTTCCCCTTGGGCACCTGGTAGCCGCGCCCGTTCACCCACACCGCCACGAACTTCTCTTCGCCGCTGTGCGCCCTGGGCAGGGTGATGTCCTGCCATACGTCCCACGCGCTCCCTGTCTTGGTCTCCTGGGCCTCCACCGTCTCCACAGTCTCCACGGCCTCTCCGGCTGTCTTTTTCGTTGCCATGCTATCCTCCTGTTATATCACTTCAGGCAGGCCGGGGAGGATTGTCCCCCGGCCTGCCCTTGTCTGTTACACGGTGGTGTTGGCCGTGTCGGTATTGCTGTAGCTGGAGTTGCACACCATGTACAGCATCCTGTCGTTGTACAGGATCTTGGTCGCCGTCTCGAACTTGATGCCGATGGTGCTGAACTGGTTCAGCGGGCCGCCGGCCTCGCGCCTGGTCTTGATGATCGTCTCCATGCCCATGCTCTCAGGGTCGATCACCGCGAAGGCGTCCTTGCCGAAGAACATCACGCCGTAGACGTTGGTCTTGTTGCTGCCGCTGGTGGTGATCTGGTAGATGGGGGCCAGGTTGCTCTCCACAAAGCGCACCCCGTGCAGCTCGCCGATCTCGCCGTTGAAGATCTCCTCCGCGCTGGCGTACTTGTGGGCGTCGATCCAGTCCTTGTGGCTGCGCAGGTCATAGGTGCAGCTGGGATGCAGCACGCAGACGTATTTGTTGCCGCGAAGGAAGGGCGCGTTCTTCTTCTTCAGGTCGGTTACAGCCTTGTTCACCATGTCCGGGGTGAGGTAGGCCTTGTTCCCGCTGGTGGCCAGGGCGGTGCCCAGCTCGGCCTGGGTGGCGGGAGTGGACACATACTCGTCAGAGCTGTTGTACACGTCCGCAAACATCACGTTCGTGCAGGCCATCAGGGCGTTGCGCACCAGCTTTTCATTGCTGCGGGTTCCGGCGGCGCCCAGCTCCTCGGTGGCGCCCAGGATCACGTTGTCCACATAGTGGGTCTCCAGCTGGTCAGAGGTGGCCACATACTCGCCGTACTGGGTTACCGTCACATTGATGGCCGTCTGGCCGAACTTCTTGCCCTCGGGGATCACAGCCTCGGTCAGCTGGTCCACGTCCGGCAGGGTGTTCCACTTGCGCCACTCCACCGTCTTGCCGTGGTGGGCCGGGAGGCTCTGCTTCCTGCCCAGCTGGGCATAGATCATCTTGTCCCTGGCGTTCTCCAGCAGCTCGGTGTCGTAGTAGGTCTTCATGCCCGGGGTCAGGTCATCGCTGCCCGGGGTGAAGGCCGTTGTGGCGCCGGTGTATGCGTTCACATAGTTGCCGGTGGCGTTCACCAAGCTGCCCGCGTCCGCCATGGGCGCCATGGCGCCGCCCACCATCAGGCTGCGGCCCACAAAGCTCTCAATATCAAACATTGCTTTTTCTCCTTTCAGAACTCAATCCGCTCCCCGCGTGCCACGCGCCTGCGGATCTCCTCCCGATCGGCCCTGGACAGCTTCCGCGGGTCGTCCCTGATGTCCAGCCCCGCGCCGCTCCTTACGCCATTTTCGGTCGGTCTCCGCTGTCCCGCCTGGATGCTCGCGCTGATCCTCTTGGCGGTCTCCTGCGCGCCTACCTGCATGGCCATCGGCTGCAGCTGATCCTTGTGTACCACCCAGAATGCCGTGGACACGTCCACACCCACCTCGGGGCTTGTCAGCCTGAGAAATTCGGGATTGTTCAGCTCTGCCCGCAGGTCGAAGTCCGGGAAAGTCTCTTTCAGCTTCTCCCCCTGCATGGCCAGCTTTTGCAGGTGCTGCTGCAGGAACTGCTGGTTCGCTGCCGCCTCCTCCTGCCGCTTGTGCTCCTCCTGCTCTCTCTCCAGCTGCTTGATCTGCTTCAGCGCCGCCACAGGCATTCCCCGTCTCAGGGCCTCGTCCTCGTACTGGGCGTCGTCGTCGTTGAACTTGTTGACCAGTGCGTCAATGTCGTTCTCCGGCGTCCCGTACTTGTCCGACATGCTCTTGAGCAGCGGGGCCAGCTTGGTCAGCTTGTCCTCTGCCTGCTTGCTGTTCTTCAGGCGCTCGCGCACGATTGCCTGCACATCCGCGTCAAACTGGGTTTTGAATTTGTTGTTGCGGATGTCCTTCCATGCCTCCTCCGGTGTGGGTTCCGTGTCTTTCGCAGCGTCGTCCTGCGTCGGAGCTTCCGCCTGCTTGCCGTACTGTACCCCGGCCAGCGGGTTTTCTCTCCTCGACCGTCTCGGCTCCGGCGCCCCGGCGGCAGGCGCGTTTCCCGTTTCGCCCGTATTCGCGGCAGAGCCTTCTCCGCCGGCTGCGCCGCTCCCGGCGCCGCCGTCCGGCATTCTCTGGATAGCCTTCCAAAAATCAAACCTTGCTTCCGTCATGCACTTGTCCCTCCTCTGCCGCTTGAGTCCGGCGAATCTGATTCTAATATAGCAAGTCTTGTCTTCTGTGTAAGTCTAAGACGATGCGGGGGCTTTCCGATCGCCCCCGCGCCCCTTCGGCCTCTGCCGTATCGGTTCACCTGCTCCGTGTTCCCCCTTATCTCCTGCCGTACAGGTTCAGCGGGTCGCTGGCAAATCTGGGGTTGTATTCCTCCTCCGGCGCTGCGGGCCGGATGGGTCGGGACATGCAGAAATAGCGCCACTCGTCCGCCGCGTGGTCCTCCCCCGCCGTGTCCAGGTCCTCCACCCGGTGCTCATCGTATTGCAGGGTGGGTATCGTCCGGATGAAATCCCGGCAGGTGTTGAAAACGTACATTTGCGGGTAGCCCTCCTCGTCGAACATGAGCCGGTAGTGGCACTGCATCCAGCCGGGGATCCGCCGGTTGTCGCCCCTGGAGAAAAACACCGAATAGGCTGCCGCCGTCTCCGCAATGCTCGTGCCCATCTCCGCGTCCCAGATGGCCGGATCCGCCACCCCCGTGATCTCATGCCCCGCCAGGTACGGGTGCTCCCTTTCCGTCCGCTGGATCTCCGCAAACACCCGCTCCGGCGGCCACTTCACGCCCTGGTTGGCCAGCGTCGCCGTCCCGTCGTGCATCACACCATACAGCTCCGCGATCCGGTAGATCACCCCGTCCCTGTCCACCGTCCACCACCCGCAGCTGAATGGCCTGTTGTAGCCCCAGTCGAAGGAGCGGTACACCGGCCAGGCCGGGTCCGGCCTGAACGGGTCTATCACATGGGTCAGTTTTCTGTCCTTGTAGTGCTCCGGGTCGTCGATAAAGTCCTCGAAAAACTGCCCCTCGAAGATGTTCCAGCTCCCCTCCAGCCAGGCCGCCCGGAGCTTTGGCGGCAGCGCCTCCAGCCGCTCCTTGTATTCCGGCTGCGCCCGCATCAGGGCCGGGTTGTCCGTCACTTTGGCCTGTATGAAGGTGTAATCCTCCGGCTTTTCCCCGCGTTCAAAGCGCCTGTCCACGAATAGCCGCTTGATGTACCCATGGCTCACCCCGCCCGGGTTGCAGGTGTAATAGCACCGTTTGGGGAAATCGTTCACGCCCCGGATGCAGGCCTGAAACATCTTGATCCATTCTTCCTCCAGGTTCGTCGCCTCGTCCAGGAAGATCACATCAAACTCGGCGCCCTGATACCGCATCATATCCGCCGTATTATCGCAGTAGCCAAACTGTATGAAGCTGCCGTTGGGGAAGATGAACCGCTTTTCCTGCTTGTTGTATTTTGCAATGCCCGCCAGCAGGTTCAGCATGGGCTGTATGTGGTTGTTGTCCAGCTCCGTGTACGTCCGGCGGACAATGAGCACCTTGATCCCCGGATACCTCAGCGCCAGCAGCATGGCCTTCACCCGCACGGCCCAGCTCTTGCCCCCGCCCCGCGCTCCGCCGTAGGCAATGTGCTTTTCTTTCGCCAGCATGAACCTCTTCTGCTTGGCGCTCAGGCTCAGGTGAATCTCACTCGCCATAGTCCGCCTCCTGATCGATGACGATCCTCGGCGGCTCCACTTTTACCTCCTCCAGCCTCCGCTCCTTCCAGGCGTCCGGCTTTCGGTTTTTGAGCCAGAAGGTCTGCGCCGTCACGTCCCCGGGCACGTCCTCCTCAATCTCCTGCACCACCTTCAGGGAGGCCTCCCCCGTCTCCTCGTCCGGCTTTCCCATCACAAGGATTCGCTTTCGCTTCACCACGCCCAGCGCCCGGTGGAAAAGCGCGTTCTCCACCTGGATGTCCGCCACGTCCTTGCCCTGCTCCATCGCCTCCCGGATCAGGGGGTATTTCTTGGCCCACCGCTGCAGTGTCGTCCTGCTGACGCCCATCCGCTGCGCGATCTCCTCCTGGCTCAGGCCATCCCGCGCCCAGGCCTCCAGGCGGACGAGGGCTTCCCGCCGCTGCCACTTGTCCGCCGTGTTCCGCTGGCTCCTGTATGCCCTTTTTCTCGTCTTTTTTGCCGGCATGCCCTCACCTTCTCAAGCTCAGTCCGGTCTGGTGGCCTGTGCGCTCCGGTTCGCCGCCTTACTCAGGATGGTGTCCGTCCGCTTCTCATCCCGTGTGGCCTTGGTCTGCAGGCCATCGCTCCTTGGCGCCTGCATCCCATGGCTCTGGATGATCCCGGACATCTGGGCCATCTGCGCCAGCTGCTGCGCCGTGCCCTCGTCCCCGCACTTGATGGCCAGTGTCTGCGCGATCTGATACAGCGTCCCCAGCTGCTCCATCAGCCCGCCCAGCTTCCGCACCTTCTGCTGCACCTCGTCTTTTTCTTTGAAATCCATCATATCCAAGGCCAGGAGGCTCTGATCCACCATCTGCGGGTTGAAAATGCCATTCTGATACAGCTGCAGGGCCAGATCATTCTGGGCCGCCTTGGTGTAGCCCGTCATGCGGCTGGCCCGCACCTGCACGTCGAAAACCGGCAGCCTGTAGCCCATGTCCACCCCGAAATCCTGCCCCTGGCTCTGCGCCCGCAGGCGCTCGTTGCTGTAGAGGATGAACTCCTCCTCGCCCCGCTGCCCGATGATCCGGAATTGCCGCGGCAGCTCGTAGAACTGCCGGATCCGCTCGATCACCATCAGCACCAGCCGGCGGAAGCACCGATAGCTCGCCATGGTGCTGTCCTTGCTGCTCCGCCCGCTCTGCTCCCGCAGCGCCGCAATGCCCGCCGCGCTGGTCACGCCGCTGGGCGCGTTGCCGTTGCTCACGTCGGTGTTTCCCGTGATGAACTTCAGCTCGTCGATTTTGCTCTGGTACAGCTCCAGCACGTTGCCCTGGATGCCGATGGTGCTCACCTGCATCAGGCTGTCCTGGCCCATGTTTCCGTTCACATGGATCAGCGGCTTGCTCAGATCGGTGAACTCCTCCTCGTTCACTCCGCTATCCTTGCGCACAAAGTAGCGCGGGGTGGCGCTGACCACTGCGTTCATCACCACCGCCTGGCTGATGGTGTCAATGTCCTTCTGGGTTTTCTTGCCCACATACACATAGCCGTATGAGCAGGGCGTGCCCTGCTCCTCGAAGAGCTTGTCCAGCACAAACGGGTATTGCCCATCATCGTACAGGCCCGCCCCCTGCAGCTCCGGATCATCCTCCGTGCTGTACAGCACCTCGCCCCCGCACAGTTTGCAGTAGTGCAGCACCTTCTGCCCCGCGTCGTATGTGTGGTAGTACCAGTCGATCACCAGGCTCTTGTCGCTGGTGTCCACCTGGTCGTCGTAGATGTATTTGTTCACCGTGATGTCCTGGCCGCCGGTCTTCCCCCGCATCTGCGGCCATGCGCTCTCGATCAGGTCATTGTCCATCAGCGCCACGTGGAACACATTACGGCTGTCCTGAATGTCGCTGATCCCCGGCTCCCAGTACAGGTTCAGCAGGTTCACCTTGCGGATGGCGATGTCCCCCAGCCCGTTCAATTTGTCCTTGTCCCAGAATACGCCATAGGCCCCGGTTCCCTCGATCATCTTCTGCCACATCACATCCGAATATACCTGCTCAAAGTCGTTGGTCTCCAGCACCACCGGCACGATGGAGGAAAGCCGCCCCGCCTCCTCCTGGTCGTCCTGCATCCTCGGCAGGATGTTCGGTTCCGGGTAGGAGTCCATGGCGTCCGCGTGCTTGCCCACAATGCAGTTCCACAGCCACGCCGTGGAGCTCTTGTTCACGTCGCTGCCCCTGATCCCCTTTTCCCCCTGGATCACCCGCCAATTGTGCAGCTTCCACCACTCCTGGCTCTCGATGATCTGCCGCTCAAGGTTCGCTTTCCCCGCGTGATACTTCTTCAGGGTGTCGATGGCCTTGGCCACCCGCTCAGGCGTCATCCTCCTGGCCGCCCTGGGCACGGGGGGCCGCTGCTCCCCGCCCATTGCCGCCTCCTTGTCGCCTACGCCCTGCACCGGCGCCGTGGCCTGTGCGTGCCTCGCCGCCTGCGCCTGGGCCTGCAGCATGGCCGCCGCCTGCTCTGCCTGCTCCTGCTGCATGATCCCCTGCGCAATCGCCTTGTCCTGCTCCAGCCCGCTGGACTGGCCCGCCGCCGGCTGCCGCCCGGCCTGTCCCTGTTCAGCCTCCACCGGCTGCCTCCGTTTTTCCTCGCTCATGGCTGCCCCTCCTCTCAGTTGTACCACTTCTGGATTTCCTTCAGCTTCTTGCTCCGATCATAGCCCAGGGCCTCGTAGGCGCTCAGCAGCCGCGCCTGCAGCTCCGCCGCCTCCTTCTTCTTCCCCGCCTTCAGCAGGGCGGAAAGCTGCGGCTTGTATACCTGCGTCAGCTGCCTCGCCACGTCCTGGGCGTACTTGTCCGGGTCGCCGCCCGTGTAATAGGCCTTCAGCTCCGCCAGCGCCTCACCCAGGCCCCTGCCGCTATCAATGGCTGCGTACAGGCCCTCGTACTTGGTGTAGCTGTAGCCCTCCTCGCCCTCGTGGGCCTTCTGGGCGTCCCAGCCCTTCAGCGTCCAGTGGCGCTCCGCCTCTGTGTCGTTCGCCGCCCCGCCGTATTCGGTCAGCAGCTTCTCGGCCTGCTCCCTGCTCACCTCTCCGGCCTTGTACCAGTCGTCCACGCTGTCCCGGATGTGCTTCCCGATCTGCTCCTGGGTGTATCCGTGCTCGGTCATGGTGCGGATGGTCTCCTTCATGCCCTGCCCGCTCCTGGCCGCCTCGTCCAGCTCGGTCCACTGGCCCACGTCCTCCCCGGTCTGCTTCACGGCCCACTCGTATGCCTTCTTCTCGTCGGTGTAGGCCCCCGCGTACATCAGGATCCGCACCGCGTCCTCCACCGGCAGCCCGCCGGAGGATATGTCCGCCTTCATCGCCGTTTTCAGGCCGGTGGCAATGGCGCTCTCGCTCTTTCCCTTGCCCGCGCTCAGATACTCCAGCAGGTCTCCCGCCTCCGCCGTCTTCCCGGCCTTGAGCGCCGCGTAATACGCGCCGTAGTACCAGGTCACGCTGGTCAGCTTGTCCGTGTGCGGGATCTCTCCCAGCACCGCGTCCCGGATGGAGTACAGCAGCACCGCCTCGCTGCTCTCCCGGCCCGCGTAGGCCCCCGTCAGCCCCGTCATGTTCCCCGTGGCCCGCAGGTCGCGCATGATGTTTTTCAGCGGCAGGCCGAACATTTTCGCAATGCTGCCGCCCAGGTTTTCAATGGCGCTGTAGATGCCCTCCGCGCCCTCGCCGTACTGGTCCGCGAAGGTCTTGGCCCCGGTCAGCAGCTGCATCAGCTTGTCCGCCTGGGTCACTACCTCGCTCACCACGCTCAGGTCCGTCCGGTCCACGCTCTCCCCGTTGATCACCGCCCAGATGTCCTTCACACCCGGGATCAGCTCGATGGGGTTCAGCTCGCCCGCAAGGTATGCCGTGAACTTCTGCGTGAAGGATTCAAAGAAGGTCTTGTCCTCGCCCTTCTTCCGGCCTGTGGACCACAGGCCCTTGGCCATGGCCTGCGCCACCGCGCTCAGGATGAAGGTCATGGCCGCCGCCGCCAGCCTGGTGTGCTCTCCGCCCTCCTTCCGGTGCAGCGCGCCCCAGGCCGCGTCCTTCAGCACGTTCAGGCTGATGGTGGGCTCGTTCATGAAGGCGGTGACCATCTTCATGTACAGGCTGTTGCTGCGCATGTTCGGGCTTTTTACGATCGTGGAATCGTATACCTGCGTCAGCCGCATCACCTCGTCGAAGCGCTTCCCGCACATCTGCAGGAAGGCCTCACTGTTGGGATCCATTTCCGGGTGCGCCGCCGCCTGCTCCAGCTTCACGGCCTCCCACATGGCCGCCCAGGTCACCTTGTCCATCAGGTGCGGCAGGAAGCCCGCCACATTGTCGATCCGGTCCATCACGCCATCCGCCTGCCTGCCCAGCATCCAGTCCGCGGAGCCCCGGCCCATCCCGATGTCAAAGCCGCCGATTTCCTTGTGTACCGCCGTTCCGGCGTACCGCATGGCCTGCTCGTAGCTCTGCCCCGGGTGCGCCATCCTGGTCAGCGCCGCCGTGAGATACCGCGCCCGGATGGCCACCGCCGCCCGCAGATAGCTCAGGGGCTGCTGCATGGCCACGCTCATGCTGCCCACCACGGCGCCCTTTTTGAATCCGCTCAGGAATTTGGCCGCCACCTGCTCCGTCTTGTCCCGGGTCATGCCGCCCTGGATGTCCCGCAGCCAGTCCAGCAGCCACGCCTGCGCGTTCTTTCCGTACTTCTGCTCGATCATGTTCCGGATGGTGGTCTCTCCGCTCTCGCTGCTGTTCAGAATCTTGCTGTTCAGCACCGCGTTGAAGATCTCAATGTTCGGGGCAAAGGTGCTGTAGGCGATCATTTCATCCGCGTGCTTTGCCACCGCGTCGTCGAAGCTCCCCAGCACCACCGCGTTCTGCGCGTATGCCAGCCGGCGTTTCGTGAATCCCTTGTGGGCCAGCCGGTTGTCGTCCGTCATGTTCGCGCTGCCCGCCGTGCTCTTCAGCTTCATGTTGCCCTGATAGGTTACAAACGGGAAATAGTACTGCTCCTTGTATTTCTTGATGCCGTACTGCTGCAGGCTCACCGCGTTGCCCCACTCGCTCAGGTCCTGGCTCATGAAGGCCACCATGGCGTCTGCGTATCCCTTCTGCTCCTCCGTCAGCCAGCTTTCCAGCTGCGCCATGTCCCCGGGCGTGATGGGTGTGCCGGTGTAGGCCGTGTCGCTGTAGTCCCTCTTCTTTTTCGGGTCCTGCTCCATCACGACGCCGCCCGTTTCCATGTGCTTGCTCTGGATGAGCGTCCCGTCCTGGTGCTCCCGCTTCCAGGTGGCCCAGGCGTACAGCGCCTGCTGCCTGTTCACCGTGATGGTGCGCCCGCTCTCCGTCTGCCAGTCCAGGGTGTCTCCCTTTTTGCCGTCCCAGTCCCGCACATGGTACTGCTCCCTGATGGCCTGCATTTTCTCCGCCGCCTGCCGCTTCCGCAGGCCGTTCTCGCTCTCCGCAGAGTAGATGCCCCCGAACAGGCTGTCCAGGCCCGCGTTGCCGTACCGCCGCTGCGCATAGGGGGCCGTGGTGTTGCCCCAGTCCACATACTGCCTCGCCGCGCCCCGCATGCCCCGGTCATCGCCCTTGTAGTTCTCCCTGGCCCGCAGGGGCGCGCCCACCTCGCCCGCAAGGTTCGAGATGGTGGTGGCCCTGCCGTTCAGGAACACCGTCCGCTCCGTGTCGATGATGAACAGCGCGTTGGAGAACGCGTCGCACAGGTCCTCCAGCACCTGCCCCCGCAGCTCGGCCTTCATTTGCCGGCTGTAGGCGTCCACCCCCCTGATGCCCTGATACTGGGCGATCAGGTTGGCAATCTCCGAAAGGCTCTGCTCCATCTCCTCGGAATACATGAAGCTGCCGAAATCCCCGTCCAGGTTTTCCAGCGCCTGATACATGGGCAGCAGCTTCGCCGCTGTGCTCGAATCGAATACCAGGTGATAGGTCCCCTGCAGGTCGTAGTTAATCACCATCTGCATCAGGGCCTCGGCGTATCCCTTCATCTGCTCCGGCACGTTGTCCCGGTCTGTCTCGTAGATCAGGCGCCTGTTCAGCCGCTTCACGCTCCGCTCCAGCCGCCGCAGCAGCACCGCGTTGGCCTCCGCCCGCTCCCGGTACGCCCGATCCTGCGCCACCCGCTCCTGCAGCCGCTCCAGCTGCTCCGCCGCGTTCTGCGCCGCGGGACTGTCCACGATCCGCTGCGCCTGCTGGTTCTCCCCGGCCATCTGCTCCATCCGCCGGATGGTCGCCAGCTGGTTGTAATACAGCACGATCTTGGCTATCTCGCCCTGGGTCATCTCCGCGGCCTGGTCCACCCGGTCCGTCATGTCCTCCGCTGTGCCCGCCGCGCCCTTGATCGCCTCCAGGCGCTGCGCCACCTGCGTCTCTGCCGCCACCTTCCTGTCCAGCGTCTTCAGCAGGGCCTCCACCAGGGCCGCGTCCGGCTTTGCCCGCTGCGTCATCAGCTCCGTCACCGCGTCCAGCACCCGGCCTTCCATGTCCTCCCACATGGTGTCGTATTCCTGCTGGCTCATCATGTCCCGCAGGCTCACCCGCTGGGCGCTGTCCCGGGCCTCGATCATCTCCCACATTCTGTCCAGCACGTCGTGGCCGCTCATCACGCCGGCCTCCGCCCCGCCAAACTCCTCGATATACTGGTCCGGGGCCTGCTCCGTCTCCCGGTTCACCAGGCGATACATGCCCTTTGCCGCCGCGTTAAATTCCCGCGCCGTCATGCCCATGCTCTTCAGCCATGCCCGCACATCGCTGTTGATCCGGATGTTGCTCACGTCCTGATAGGTCGCCCCGTGCCGCGTCTGGTTGTTCGTCCGCCAGTCGTAGCCGACCCCGGTGTCCTGCTCCTCCATCAGGCTGCGCACTACCCACTGGATGTCCGCCCGCAGATCCTCGGCCCGCTCCTCGCCGCTGCCGCGCTTCTCAGCCGCCCGCAGGGCAGAAAGCGCCAGCATGTCCCCGATCTCTTTGGCGCTCATGGTGGTTCCGCTCGCCTTCTTCAGCCCCTCGGCCAGCTTCTTCAGCGCGCTGCTGTTCACCTTGGCCAGGGCGTGCAGGGTTTCGGTATCGCTCTCGGCCTTCCGCACCGCCTCCTGCGCCTGCCGCATGTTCTCGCTGATCTCCCGCGCCGCCTGCCTCAGCTGCTCGCTGGTCTTTCTCAGGTCGCCGGTGTTCTTCCCGCTCACATACCGCTGCACCAGGCGCTGATTCATCGCTATCAGCCGCGCAAAGCCCGTGGCGCTCTCCGTGTCCCGCAGCCGGTTCTCCGCCCTGCTCAGCTTCCGCGCCAGGATCCGTGCCGCCTCCGCCGCCCGGTTCCGCTCCTCCTCGCTCAGGCTCTCGTCCGCCGCCCGCGCCTGGGATGCTGTAAGCGCCGTCCGCAGGTCGCCGGCCTCCTTCGTGTACTCCCGATACTGCCGCACATACTGCCGCTCCTCCTCGGTTTCCAGCGTGCTCTCGTCCACCTGGGCCATCCACTCCCGGATGTCGGCCACCATCCGGGCCTCCATCTCCTTTTTGCTCACCCGGTAGAGCTTCTGCTCCTCGGTCTCCCGGTTCTCCCGCTCGTCCTGCGCCCGCTCCCGCCGGTCCTCCCGCTGGTCAATGGTCTCTTCCCTGTCCTCCTCCTGGGCGCTCTCCTGCCGGCTCAGGCTGTGCCGTCTGCCGCTCCGCCTGCCCGCCTCCGCGTCAAAGGCCGCCAGCGCCGCCTCCGCCTCCCGGATCTCCGTCTCCTGGGCCTCGGTATCCGCTTCCCGCCCCTGCAGCTGCCGCAGGATGCCCTGCAGCCGCTCGTACACGTTCACCAGCTCCTCTGCCCGTCTCCGGCTCTCCCCGGTCAGTCCCGCCGGCACCCGCCCGCTCTCAAACGCGCCGAAAATGGCTGCCGCTGTCTCCGGCGCCTCGTACTGTCCAATTTCGCCGATCATCCGGGTCATGGTCTCCTGCAGGTTGTCCCGCTCCGCCTCCATGCCCGTGTATACATCCTCCACGCCCTGCCGCGCTGCCCTCAGATCGTTCAGGCGCGTCTCCAGCTGCCGCCGTCTCGCCGCCTGCCGCATGCCCTCCACCCGCTCGTCAATGCCGTGGGTGTCGTTCATGGCCGCGATGGCCTCCTGCGCTCTGGTCTGCTGCGTCTGGGCCGCTGCCACTGCCTGCTGCGCCCGCTGGATGGCGGAGCGCTGGGCCGCCATGCGCTCCAGGGCCTCCGCCGTCTGCGTCGCCGTCATGGGGGAGGCGTCCTGCAGCCCGCTCAGGTTGATGTGCAGGCCTCCCGCCGCCCCGGTGTCCTCTGCCGGCGCCTCCTCGGTCTCCTGCCGCCTGCTCTCCGGCGCTGTCTCAGGCGTTATGGTCTCCGCCCTCGCCCTCGTCTCCGGCGCTGCCTCCTCCTGGGTCTGGGCGCTGCCCCGGCTGCCTGTCCGGGTGGTGGTCTCTGCCGCGGTCCGGGTGTCCGCCTGGCTCAGCGTCTGCGCCTCGTCCAGGGCCTCCACCGCCTCCCGCACGCTCTCCACCAGGCGCTGCGTCTCATCGGCGGCCCGCTCCGCCGCCTGCTGCGCCGCCTCCTGCTCCTCCTCGGTGGGCACGGCCTCCCGAATGTCCTCCGCGTCCTCCATCAGGGGCTGTTCGTTCTCCAGGGCCTCCCGGGCGGCCTCCGCTGCCGTCTGCGCCTGCTCCAGCTCCTCCCGGAGCCCCGCCGCGCTCTCCTGCTCGCCGCCCTCCATGCTCTGCAGGGCCTCGCCCGTCCTGGTGAGGATGTCCCCCGCGCTCTGAGCCGCTGCCGCCGCCTCCGCCGTGGCCTGGCTCTGCCTCTCCGTCCGCTCCCGGCCCGTGATGGCCTGCATCAGGCCCTCGTCCCACAGCTGGATCAGCTGCTCGCTGTAGCGCCTTCCGTCCGCCAGCATGCCCCGGCTCTCCGCCGCGTAGCCCACCGCCAGCCCGAATGATCTCCGAATCTTCTGCGCCCAGCCCGTCAGGAAGCTCTTCATCCGCTCCCACAGCGTCGGGTTTTCCTTGGCGATGGTTTCCACGGCTGTGGAATCCGGGATAATCATCTGCAGCGCGTCGGCCACTGTCTCCTCCACCGCCATGTCATAGGTCAGCGGCGCGCCGCTCTCGCTGTAGGTGTCCAGGTGCTCCTGCACCGCCGCGTCAAAGTTGATCCCGTGCCGCCGCATCTCGGAGATTGCCACGTTTTGCAGCTGCCGCCAAAAGTCCGCCTTGTTGTAGTAGCGGATGAAATGTGTCAGCTCGTGTCCCGCCGTCGCCAGCAGGTACTCGCTCTGCGCCATGTCGGCCCGCCCGTTCAGGGCAAAGCTCAGGGTGTTCGTCTCCGGATCAAAGCTGCCGTTTGCGGTCTCCTCCGCTGTGCCTCCCTCGCTGCGCATGTACAGGCGCACATTGTAGCCGGATTCCGACGCCAGCGCGCTGAAATACTCCAGCACGCTCCGGGTCTCCTCCGTCATGGTATCCGGTGTGATGCCCTCCGGCAGGGTCAGCGTCCCGGGCTTCCCGCTCCTCGCTTTGATGCTCTCCTCGTGCCGTTTGTTGGCCGCCGATGCCGCCCGCTTCGCCGCGTCCTCGATCATCCTGGCCCGGTGCTGCCCCAGCGTCTCCCTGGCCTGCCTCACCGCGTCCGTGGCCTCCTGCCCCGTGTAGGCGCTGTCGTATAGGGCAAAGGCTCCCGGCAGATACTCCTCCGCGCTGCTCTGCCCGTCCCATGCCTGCAGGATGTCGTTGGCCTTGTTGCTCCTGAATGTCCCGTCCCCGGTATCCGTCAGCAGCTCGCTGGTGCTCTCCGCATAGCTGGCCAGCGCGCCCACCACGTCCCGGGCATAGCCCCGCATATCCGCCGCGGCCACCTCCGCCGTCCGGGCGCTCCCGTCCGCCGCCTTGTAGGTCACCCGGAATGTGGCCCTGTTCACCTGCCTTTTGGTCTCCGCCTCGATGTGGGGCAGCTGCCAGCGCACTGTCTCCCCCGTGGCGATGTCCTGCACTGTTACGCCGCCCTGGTCCGGGGCCATGCGCTCCCACAGGGCGCGTCTGCCCCGGCTGTCCGCGCTCAGGTCGATGGTCTGCCCCGCCTTCAGCTCCACCGTGCCCTCGTCCGCGCCGATCCAGCGCACAAAGGTGTAGCCCAGCCGCTTCGGGGTGCCGTCATAATCGCTGTTCTGCCGCTGCCGCACCAGGCCCTCCGGCGTGTTCACCAGGCGCTCGTTCTGGCCCACGGCGATGGTCTCTCTCCGCGTGCCCTTGGGGTACACCCGCACCACGTCCCAGCCGTAGTTCGGGTCGCTTTTTTCGTTTCGGCTTGTCTCTGCCTCCGGCGCTGCCGGCTGCTCCTCCGCCGTGGGTGCTGCTTCCGGCTGCTCCTCCACCGTGGGTGCGGTCTCGGATGTCTCCGGCGCTTCCTGCTGCTCCTCCACCTGCTTCTCAACCGTGGGCGCAGTCTCGTTCTCCTCCTGCGCTGCCGGCTGCTCCTCTGTCCGCTCCTCCACTGTGGGTGCGGCCTCGGATGCCTCCGGCGCTGCCGCCTCCTGGCTGGCCGGGCTGGTCAGCAGGCTCTCAATAGTCACCTCGGTGTCCACACCGTCGATGGAGGCGATGGCCCCGCGCTCGCCCATGTCTGTGCCGTCGGCCCGGGTGCGCACGGTCTCCCGGCCCTCCCTGATCGCGTTGTCGATGTCTGCCCTGCCTGTGCCGGCGGTCGGGGCCTCTGCCGTCGGGTTGCTCTCCCGTGCCGGCGCTCTGCCCCTGCTGACTGCCGCGTCCTCCTCCATCTGGTTGTACAGGGTGCGCAGCATCAGTCTGGCGCCCGGGTCCGTCACCTCCTGATTGAGGTTGCTCATCAGGTTGCCCATCTGCCAGCGGCTCACCTTGCCCCCGTTTTCAAGACGCCTGGCCATGTCCGCCGCCAGCTTCGCCGTCTCGCTCTCCTGCCCCTCGGTGAATGCCTGGGCAAAGTCCACAATCCGCTGGGCGTTGCCCGCCCTGCTGGTTTGCTCTCCCGCCTCGTTGGTCTCCGTCCTGGTCGCCGTCCCGCCATCATAAATCGAATTGCCCAGGCTCTGCGTCCTCGCCGCCTGCGTGCCCATGCTCACCCCGGAGGAAATGAACGCGCTCAGGAACGCCTCCAGATCCTCCTTGCCAAACTCGGTGTAGATCTGGCTCATGGCGTCGTCAAAGCTGATATTCTTATCGCTCAGGTAAATCTGCTTCAGCCGGTCTGCCACGGGATCGTCACCGCCGAACATTTTGGCCGCGGCAAAGTCGATGGCCCGCCCGCCCAGGTTGGTGGCCACCTCCTCGCTGCCCTCGATCATGCCCGCCCGCACCAGGAAGGTGCCCAGGTTGGGCGTTACGCCCTTCAGGATCTTGTCCAGGCTCACATGCTCCCACAGGGCCTCGTTCACGCCGTGCATCAGGCCCAGGAATACGGCCTTGTCTGTCGCCGCGCCCGCGTCCAGCTGCTTGCGCAGCTCCGCGCTCGCCGCGTTGCTGCCGAACAGATAGTCCACCGCCGCGATGGCCAGCCGGGGCTTGTCAAACATCCCCGCCAGCCCCTGCCCCGTGGCCATTGCCAGGGCGCTGTCCGCGCCGCTCACCGCCAGCGCCTGCCACAGCATAGATCCCCAGGTGGTGTCCAGCCCCGGCACCTTCGCCCCGCCGAACCAGCTGCCCGCCGCCTGTGTCTGCGCGCTGTTGATGGTCTCCACCATCCGCTGCACGTCCGTCAGCTGGCTGTTGGGGCTGGTGTTGCCCCGCAGCGCCTCGATATACTGCGCCGGAGTGAGGATCGCGTTGGCGATGTTGCCCAGCCTCGCCCCCGTCCAGGCCGCCGCCTGCTCCAGCGCGTTGCCCGTGGCCAGGTTGGCCCAGGCCGCGCTCTGGCCGCCCGCCCTGATGGCCTGCAGCCTGGGTGTGATGCTGTCCAGGTAGCCCTGGGCCGCCTCCGGCCCCTCCACGTTCCACAGGTAGCTGTAGTGCTTTTTCTCTTCCGGGGTCATGAGGTTGTAGCCCTTGCCCGTGTACCGATCCTCCGTGGCGTTATCCTCCCCGATCTGGAGATAATGCGCCCTGTATTCATCGTTCAGGATGTACTCGTGGATCTGCTCCGCCTCGGTCCCTGTGCTGCCGAAAAGCCCCCAGCTCAGGTTCAGCAGCTGCGGCGCGCTCTTTGCCTCGTAGTCCGGATCCTCCTCCATCAGCTGCTCATAGGCGCTGGCCTTTTTCCTGCCGTCCAGGATGTCCTGATACTCCTTGGCCATGCCCTGCCAAGCGTCCCGCCGGGTCTCCAGGTCACTGACCTCTCTGTCCAGCGCCAGCAGGTCAGCGCTGCCCTCCGTCTCCTCGTCCAGCCGCCGGTCCAGTTCCGCCTGCTTGCCCATCAGCTCCAGCTCATAGCCCGTCGCCTGCTTGTCCGCCTCGTTCTGGATGTACCGCAGGTACTGGTCGCTCATCAGCTGAGGATCGCTGCCGGAAAAATCAAAGCGCCCGGAGCCCCGCAGCGTCTCTGCCGCCGCCGCCATCTCCTGATACTGCCCCCGGGCCTCCATCGCGTTTTTGCTCGTGATGTACTGCTGGCCGATGTTGGTGGCCAGCGCCCTCTGTACCTGCGGATCCTGCAGCTGCCCGCTCTTGCTCAGGCGCTGATACCACGCCGGCACATAAAGCCGGAGGAATGCCTGCCGCGCCTCCTCCATTCCCAGCCCCTGCTGCTCCATCGTCGGGGCCATCTCCCGGATATAGTCTGACGCCGGGGCAGGCATGACCCGCATCCCCGGCAAAAACTTCTCGGATTTGTAATACTGCTCAAATTTCTCCGGATCGAGGATCATATCAAAGAACGCCATGTCCCTCGGGTCCAGCGCCTTACCGCTGCCCGCTATCACATGGCTGTTTGCGGGGCTCCCGCTGATGGGCGCAGCCTTGTGCAGATCCCCCTGCTGCGCCATCAGGTAGCCCAGGGAGGCCGGCTGCGTCTCAGCGCTCTGGCCCAGCAGCGCCTGCACCCGCTGCGCATAGTCGCTGCCGGGCGCCGGCTGCTCCGGCGCATCCTCCAGCCCACGCTCAATCCGCCGCCTGTAGCTGTCGCTCTCCAGGCGCGCCCGGTAGTCCGCCAGATGGCTCTGCTCCATGTAGTCCGGGGCGCTGGTGTCCAGGCCCTGGGTGTACTGCGCCCGGAGCCTGGACTGCATCCGGGCCGCCTCATCGTCCATCGCGCTCTGCCGCTGGGCCTTGGTCAGCCCGCTCAGGCGCCGCACCGCGTCCTCCACCTCCCGGCCCACGGCGCTCTGTGCCCTTGCCCTGGCCTTGGTATCCTGAAGCAGCGCCTCCTGCTCCTGCCGCAGGTTCGCCGCCTGCTGCTGCCTGCCCGCCTCCTGCTGCGCCCGCTGCATGGCGGTGCTCTCCGTGCTCACCGTCGGCAGCTGCCCGCCGCTCCGCTGGTGGGTCATCTGCGCCTCGGCCTGCTTCCGCGCCGCCTCCTGCTGCCGCTTCCGCTCCTCTTCTTCCTTGCGCCTGCGCTCCTCGTCCTGCAGGCCTACCTCCCGCACCTTTATCATCTTCGCACCTCCGTGTATTACAAAACCCTGGCTACAGTTTAGCCTGTGCCAGGGGTTTCTGTCAGTCTAACAGCAGGAGCCTACTCATCGTCATACTGCCGCAGCATCCGGCAGATCTCACAGTGATCCCATTTTCCCGCGCAGAAAACGTCCTCCTGCCGCTGCCGGTCCCGGGAGTGCTTGTATCTCAGTATCAGCCTGCTCTCGTCCTCCACCCAGTCGCAGTGGATCTCGTGCCGTGAGTGCGCCACCCAGTACGGGCAGAGGATCCTGCTGCTCCCTGCTGTTGAGCTGGCCTGCTCGCTCTCGCTCAGGTCGTGCGGCATTCCCTCGCCTCCCGGCCTCCGCCTTCCTTTTTCGCGCGCGCGCGCGTGCGCCCGCCATCTGTGCCATTTGTAGCATTCCCGCGCCCGCCTACATCAGCACGCGCGCGAGTGCTCCGCATTTCGCTCCGGATGTATACGCCCGTAATCTCGTCCGAAAAATACACCCTCACCTCGTTGGTTGTGTAGCCCGGGTTCACCTTCTCCAGGATCTGCGCGCCGATGGCCGGCAGATCCCGCGCCAGCTGCTCCACCCGCCTGGTGCTCAGCTTGGTATCGGATATATGCACCTTGGGCTGCTCCAGGTTGCGGCTGCCGCTCCATCTGCGCATGTGCTTCCCCCGGTCGGGGCCGTTCTGCTCCTTGATCAGATACTTGCCCAGGGCCTTCAGCCCCTCCTCGTTGGGCTGCAGCCGATCGCAGTTGGCGTACCCGTGCCGCCACCAGCTCTCCATCTCCTCCCG